CCAAATTTATCAGGTTGAACTCCATAACCTTGATCTTTACCAAAGGCAAAAACAAAAGACGCGGTTGAACCAGTTGCGGTTTCATTTTCTTGTGGAAAAACAGTTGTAGCTTGAACGGCATTTTCATCAGCTTGATCACCAGTGCTTGGTCTAGGCTCAGATTGCACGTTGTTTGTTACAACACCCAAATTAAAATTAGGGTTATTATCACCTCCTTGAAGTTGAACATTTTGTTGGGTTTTACCGAAACTTATTTCGTTTCCTTCTACATCTGTAGCTGCAACCCAGTTCGTAGTTCCAGCAGCTCTAAACTGCAAATAGCAAGGCCAAATAGCTCCATACTTGTTATTAGAATTTGGTCTGTAGTCTGCGCTTGGAGTTCCCCAAGTTTTAAAACTAAAATCTAACTTAATATAAGCAGTACCAGATTGAAGATCATTACCACTAGTAGGTAAACTAAGTTGAAATGATTTAGGTACATAATTGGTATTTTTCCAAGTATAACCAGCGCCAGTCGAATCTACATAGCCTCCAGCGCCAGTAAGACTAGTAGTTTCGTTAGTTTGTCTCCTACCTGTTATATCAATTGGAGTATTTCCAAAGCTTAAATCTGGATAAACAGCCCTAGCAGAAAGATCAACTGCGGACGGCATGTTACCAACAACATCACTGTAGTCATTAGCCCAGAATAAACCTGAAGATTCAAGACCCGACGAAAAGGTTCGGTTTTTAGCTGTTCCAAAAGTAGAGTTTATTTGCTCTTCACCAAAAACAACTGTTAACGTTTTCTCTGCAGTATCTTGACCTGAATCTGTTACTTTTAATACCACAGTGAATAAACCACTAGCATCTCCATTTCTTTGATACAAGTCAGCCGTACCTGCGTTTTCATTAGGTTCTAATGTTATATTTAAACCTGGACCTAAATCAGGAGTTTGAGAAACTATTTCGTAACTCAAATCTTTGCTTTGAGGTGTATTTGTTATATTTGGCACAGCAACACCGTTTGTAGCTATAGCTGTATATATAGGATTATTTAAGTTTCTATCACCTGAAAAACTAATTGAACCTGGTGAAGTAAACGAAGGCTTAACGTTTATTAGCTTTCGTACTATAGGTACTATTACGTTAGTTGAACCTCCTGCAGAGTTATCTGTTACTGAAATATTAAAAGTAATCCAGTTGTTTGTATCATCTAGCTGATGGTATAAAGTGTTTAAGCATTTCAAATCCCATCTTATAGGCGTAGTTCCTGTTCCTCCTTCGGCTCTAGCGGTTAAACTCCAGTTGTCTTTCCATGGATTTCCATCTGGACCAGGAGCGGTAAAGCCAGCAACAGAAACCGAAGAAAGTTCTAAGGTGCTATCTATTATTGCAACAGGGATTAAACCTGGTTTTACAGGGTAGAATCCATCAGGACCACTTACCGGTTGCGTTAAGCTGGGTACGGTGTCTTCACTTTGAACCCAAACAAAGTCATTATAACCGCTAGCATCTACAGTGTCTGACGCGTCATTATATTCAGATATTAGCCCACTAGTAGATGTTTCGTAAAATATATCAATTGAAGACTCTACGGGAGCTGTTTCAAATACACCTAAAAGTATAGGATATGTAGCTCCTGGATTACCAGTTGTCTGTAAAGATCCTATAGGTAGAGGTAAACTAGATCCAGCAACTGTTGACACATTACCTTGAGTTAATCTAGCTATATAAGGATCTGAATCAGATTGATATACAGTTCCATAAGGTGCGTCGGTAGTAGCGTCAGCAAATATATAATCTTGTTCTGCGATAGCTACAGGCTCTTGATAGTTTGTTTGAGGATAATACGGAACATTAAATACGGGTGCGGTTGCTCTTTCAGGAGAAACTCTACCAAAAAGCTTAACATCACTTCTGTATTGCTTTTGCTCTGGACCAACTTCTGTTAAATCTCTAGGTACTTTGTTTATATTATCTCCTATAAGCGTTATGTGCGCAATAGTGTTTTCTGCGTCTGGAGGAGTTTGTTGAGATCCAAAATCAGGATAACCATCTAATATTCCAGGCAAGTAAACATTGTAGTAATCTTGCTCTGTCTGCTTAACAACAACTTTGTAAGAGTACCAACCTAAAGGATTATAGTCAGCGCTATTTGCGTCGCCATTATAAAGGCCAGGATATCCAGCACCTTCTATGTTGGCTGGTATTCGACCATCTATTATTATTTTCAAAGAATCGCCAGACCAAGAATCTATATTGTTATTTCCTGTACCTGGATCAGCTTTGTAAGGGTTGTAAAAGGTTGAACCCGAGTAGGTTATACCACCCTCAACAAACACCTCGTTCTTTTTGTTACCTACTGGAGATAAAACCACAGTAGATTGTCTACCATATCTATCTGATAACACGAACCCAACTTGATAACTTCTATTTTGCTTTAAAGTATGCATAGGATATTCTACTTCGCTAGTATACCTTAAAGTGTTATTAGTGTTATTGTTGAATGTGTATTTTTGATTAGCAGCAACGTTATAATTAATAGAAGCTGGTGGCGTATGTTTGTCTTGAAAATTACTGTAAACAATTCTATTGCCTATAACCTCCTGACCTAAAGCTTTTACAGGAACTCTATCAAACACTCTAATTATCTCCGCTTCAGGTAAAGTTTTGTAAGGTTTTCTAGATTGGTATTGATACGTATACACAGAAGAAGTGTTAACAGAGTCATCTGGATTTGTTGAAAAAACATTTGAGCTTATAGATTCTAGAATTTTAACACTTAAAGCATCTGACTCTTTGTAAAGTATATCTATTTCAGCGACATCGAGATTAGTGTATAAGCTATTAGCGGCAAAAGGAAGCGGAATATATAAAGCTACATTATTAACTTTATTCTGCATAAATCTAACTATAGAGCTTCTGAAAGCTTCATCCTCGTCCGATGCTAAAAAGTAACCATCTTGCTTAGGTATAAAAGCTGGTTGAGTAAAAGGAGCCATTATAGAATATTCACCGTCATTAAATTTAAATCTATAGCTAAATCTAGCAAACTTGGGTGTTAAATAATCAGGATCTCCAGGCCAAGCAGCTGCTACGCCATTTTGATCTAATATTTGATTACCTTGAGGTGCATTTAAAAAAGGATTAGCTGTTCCATCTGGAAGTGTAGGAGAAACAACATCTTGCATTGAAGTGTAAGAACCAGACCCACTAGTGTAGTACATGTGTATAGGCTGGTATGGGTTGTACTTAGCTACAGACATTTTATCTTCTGTACTATAATAAACGCCGTCAGCTATTTGCCAGTTTATTTTACGTGGTTGATTTCTATTGTCTGTCCAAAAAAGTAAAGTTTCTAACAGATTAATACCGTGTATTGGCGATGATTGAGAAAAATTTAAGAACGAACCGTAAACCAAAAGAGTTGGATTTTGTTTCGTTGTGGTGTTGTATGCGTATATAAAGTTGTTAGCTGAAGGACTATATGTTGATATGCCGGTCGAAGCGTAGTCTTGATCATTATAATCAGTTAAAAACACAAATACAGTGCTAGTTGCAGTATCTGTATGCATGCCAATAGATTTTAAATCTAAACTAGTTATGCTTGGGTCGTTTAAAAAAGTTACAGCAAGTTGATTAAAATCAACAGCTAAAGTGTTACCTAATGCGTTCTCTAAAGCACCTACGTCTTCGCCTTCTGATTCACTAACTTGTATATTTTGTCCGTCTCGATATTCGCCAGATGGTAATAATCTACTATCTAGGTCTTTATTCATTTTAGACTTTATAAAAGCATTTTTAACTTCAGCCATTCAATTTAGTATTTAATCCATTTAGATTTACCTCTAGCAATCTGAACAAACTCATTTAATTTTATATTTGACAATCTAATCTTAGCGTTTCTAAGCTTAGCGGTTCTTTCTCGTTTTAATCTCTGCACAACATACTCAGGCTGATTAATTCTAGATGCTATAATTGCATGACTTATATGAGCATACAAAGCTTCTTCTGCTAATTTAGGTATCTTCATATCAGCATCATATCCTAATCCGTCTGATATGTATTCTAACACTATAAGTTTATCAGCAAGATCACTAGAAAAAGACATTTTACCGTTTTTTTCGTTTATAGTAAACCAACCATTAACTTGAGATGTTTCAGGTTGTAAGCCATATCTTTGGCCAATATAATTATCTCCATACATTCCTGGGTAACCTAGACCATCCGACAATAACATACCAGTAAGGTTGCTTTGAGCTGCATTAACCTGCTCTGAGTTATTAGTAGCCCATCGATTTTCTGTTGTAGAAGTAGTGTCTATGTTCTCACCTATGTTGTCTTGTATTGCTATGCCTTGAGTATCTTGACTAGGTGTTTCATAGGGATTAGTAGTTAAAGTGGTTGGATATATAACATGTTTAACTCCCTGACTATCAATCCAAGATACGTTTACGTAGTTAACATAATCTTGAGGAAGCGGTATGCTAAGATTAGCAGGAATATTTAATTCTTGAGATCTTATGCTTTTTAACGTATCATAGCTAAACTCTTGAAGTCCTCTTTTAGCAAAAAACATTACATCTGTTGTTTTAGCGCTAGGTATCAATTTGCCAGCTCCAACGTAACCTATCATGAAGTTAGTTATAACATCTTCTAAAGTAGTGTAAGCGTAGCCTCCATAATTATCCTCTACAGCGTCGCCATACGCGTCTCTGTTTCCGTATTCACCTCCGTATTGGCTAAGCAGCTGAATTACAAACCACTCGTTAGGTTGTGGAGGAGTGTTTAAAGTTATTACGTTATTTGAAACTGTATAAGACGAAGTGTACTCTATGAAACTACCAGGAATTCCTAGTTGACTCACATATAATTTAAAATTGTTTAAATTATATCCAGCAGTTGTTGGATCGTAACTACCAAAAATTAAATCAGTATCAAAAGTAGCTTTTATAGTAGAGTTTACTATAGGCGCTTCAAAAGTTTGAGAACCAGAATAATATTGCGCATTAGTTTCGGTTATTAAACCGTTATTAGGTATAGCCATTGTTTAACTTTTTTTATTAGCTTCATCAGCTTGTACTAAAGCAGCAGCTGTTTGTACTACTTCAGGATCTCTTATTATGATACCAGAATATAACAATATTTTTAATATAACTTCAGTTTGTTCTGATTCGTGTATCTCAAAATTAGTAGATCCCGTTGGGTTACTTAAAGAGTAAGGCGTATTATTCCACACGTATTGACCCACAGAGCCTGGAGTAAATCCCCATACTATATCATTAGGTTTTCTTATATAGTCTACTTTTATTTTATCTGTTATAGTTGTTGGTTTTATAAAAAGCTTTTGGTTTTCATAAAGATAAGCTGGATTTATAGTGCTTGGTTTTGTAAGTCTAGACTGATTAGCATAATAGAACTCATGTCTATCGAGTCTTTGAACAACCTTTTCGTCGTTATAAAGCACGTTACCTAGTCTGTAAAAAGAAACAACATCACCGTAAGTGTCTGATGTGGGTAGTACAAAATACGAAAGGCCACCAATTGCAGTGTATATCGCGTCGCCGAATGTTTTAAAAATAGCTAATTTTTCATCGATGTTTTCTTGTCTATCGGCATAATCTGTATCCGCTTGAGGAACACGTAGTTGCTGATTAAGATCATCAAAGTATTTTTCAAATATTTCTAACTGTACTTGTGTTGCTACTGTATTGAACTCAGTCGGGGTCATATAACCACGCTGCTCTTTATTCAGTATCATTAAAACAGTTTGATATACTGTATTTACGTTTATAGCCATTTGTTATTATTATTAAAATAAAGGAGGCGTTAGCCTCCCTTATAGTATTACATGTTAAGAGAACTTTTTCTCTATAGACTGAAAGACTTGAATGCCTTCGTCTGTCTTGAAGAACGACGCCATAGCTGAGTATGGGTTTTCGTCAAAAGGCACTGTCATTAATTTTCTACCATTAGAAGCCCAAGTAAATGTTCTTTGGTCATCAGCTAGTTTAATTATCTTAGCTTCAGTTGCTCTAATTGCAAAATTTCTTAATTGTACGTTATCATCATTAGCTAGTGTAATAAAGAGTTTAGGGTTATGCTTAGCGAATAACAATAAATCTCTTTTAAGCTCCTTAGAACTCATGTCAGACACTTTAGATCCAATCTCAACTCTCATTATAGCTTCAGCTTGATCTACATCAATGTTCTGAGCTAGGTTTAATGCTTCGATTTCTAATTCTAAATCTAAAAGTTCATCTTTAGCTTCTTCCACTACGTCTAATTCAGAGTATATAACTCCTTTTAGTGGGTGATATAACGATAATATTTTTTGAAGAACTTGGTTCTTTTTTGGAACAAACAAGCTTCCTTCTTTAAAAACAATATGCCCTAATGTTGCTTCTCCACCTTGCTCTTCTTTGAAGGGTGAGTTTTGATTAGTTGCATATCTTATTTCACGCTGCGTATTATTGCTTTCATCGTAATACAACAGAGCATGTCTCGTGTTGTGTCTTGATGGAATTTTTAATGTCAACGGTTTATTGTTCCCGGTTAGTAGATATGTTCTATCTTTAACTTCCCAAGATACATCTTGAATTACTTCTTTTTTAGCCATAATATAATAAAATTTAATAGTTTAATAAAGGTAAGAATTACCCCCGTAGATTCAACGAGGGTAAGTCTACCAATTGTTTATGCTCCTTTGAACAATACAAAGTTGTTAGCAGCTTGTACTACTAAACATCTTTCAGATAAGAAGTTAACGTCCATTGCATCTAAACTAGAAGTGAAAGCACCACCAGCAGATCCAGTTAACCAAGACTTCATACGACGATCTTCTGTTTGAGAAGCTCTGTATCGCACGTGTAAGAATGGTCTACGGATGTTAGTTCCTAAAATTTGATCGTAAACAGTAGAAGTTCCAGCTGGTACTAATACTCCTTCAATAGAAGAAATTCCAGTTGTTGCTCCACGAGTTGACGCGTCATTTAGATATTTCCAGTCTGTTTTATAGAAATCGTAAGATCCTCTACGGAAACCGCTAAACCCTAAGTTTAATGCCATTTCTTCAGAGTTTTCAAATAATCCATAAGCAGTACCTCCGTTTGCTCCTGCAGAAATACCAGCTAGCATGTCATCAATTTCTAATGAAGTTGTACGATCTAAGAAAAGCATGTTCTCTTCAATCGCTCCTTGAGTATCTAAATTTTTCAAGATATTATCAAAGTCAGTTAAGTTAGCTCCACTAAATGCAGTTTCAACGTTACCTCTAGCTTCTACAGCAGCAAATAAACCTTGCGTACCTTTAAATCCTCCAGCTAAAGCTCCAGATCCTGCAGCAGCAAGTTCTCCTTCAACTACACTCATTTCTAAGTAGTCTTCAAAACGTAAACGAGTTTCAGATTCTGCTTTTAAATACCATAAGTATCCAGAAGTTCCGTCTTCAGTTGCAACTTCAACCCAACCGATTTGAGCCATGTCAGATCCATTGATACTGTAATTGCTACGAATAATAATTGGTGAGTTGCTAAATTGAGTAAACGTAGGGTCAATACTAACATTAGTAGTTCCCGTGATTGCTCCAGCAGCTCCATCCCAGTTAGTTGTTTGAGATCCTTTGTTGAATTCAGAACCGTATACAAATATCTTAATTCCAGTCGCAGCAAGTGCAGCTGTATTAGCAGCAGTATAAGGGGCTACGATTAAAGCGCCAGTTCCTGGGTTTGAAGATGTAACTACAGCTTTCAACTCAACACCAGCGGCGTCCATAAGAACGATAGTTTGGCCGGGAGAAATAACGTTTACAATACCAGCAGCTACTGGAATTCCAATACCGTTTGCGTCATCATTGGTACATCCGTCGTAAGCAACGTGTAATCTATTTTGTTCTGACCAAATAACTTGATCCGACGTCATTGGCATTTCAGCTCCAACCATACGTAAGAATCCAGATAAAGTTCTGTTTCCGTAACGCTCTACTTCTTGTTCGTAGATTTCAGGTAGATATTGCTGAGCAAAGTCAGACGTGCTGTTATTGAACTGTAAGTAGTTCGATTGTAATAATTGTTGTGACTGCGATGGTACTATCGAGCCAAAATTAGGTGCTATTGCCATAATTTTTAATTTTAATTGTTAAATTTTCTTGTTTTAATTTTAAGTTTTGAAGAGTCTTGCCCGCTAATAGCTTTTACTTTAAATCCATTTACAAATACATTACCATCTTGTGTTTTTCTAGGTTCTGTAGTTATATTCTTGTCCTTAGCAATCTGTCCTTTTATGGCGTCTGTTTTTCCTTGCTCATAAAAGTGTTGTGCAATAGTATCTGCGTTTCGCGCTGCATACAAAGCTTTATGATAACCTTTTGTATCTACGACTTCTCCTTTGTCATTCAAGAACGTCTTGATGAACGTGGAAATGTCTTTTTGATTATCTGCAACCTTAACTGGATCTTTAATGCCATATCTAAACTTTTTCTCTCCAACTTTAAAATCAAAACCTTTGAAATCGTTGTTAAGAAGCTCGTCTGTTTGGCTAATAAATCTGTCTTGGTTAACTTTGGTAGCTGCCTGCTCTTCGTTGTATCGGTTAAAAAAGTCTGTAGCTTTTTGTTGCTCAGGATTAACCCCAGGTCTCAACTTGATCTCTGCGTAATATTTATCCTTAAGCGATTCCAAATAGCTTTTGGCTTTTGCAACTTCTTCTTTATATGCAAGTTTCTTCTTTCGAATATCTCTTGCTTCGTCTAAATCCTCATCAAAACTAAAAGAGTCTTCAATTACGAAGTCAATTTCTTCTGAATTTAAATGTGGTTTAGCTTGTTTGTAATATTCTTTTAATAATGCTTCTCCGTCAACGTCGCTATAATCAGCATTAAGCCTAGCGTAGTCGTCAATAGTTCCGCCAGTTTCTTTCATAAACTCAATAAGTTTATCTACATTTTCTGGGTAGTCTTGTGTTTGAGCTTGCGGTAATACTTCTTTTTGTTCCTGTGGGGTGTCGGGACCTTCAGTGCCTCCAACCATTGTGACCTCTTCAGGGTTATCGTTTTCATCTTCTACTAATTCTAAAGGTGATTCTATTTTTTCTTTGAGATCAATTTTAGTAACTTCACTGGAGTCGCTCCGTACTTCTTTTTCCATTTCTGGTAAATCTCTGGTTTGTTTATCATCAACCACTGTTTCTGTTTCTCCGACTTGAATGGCATCTTCTTCTGTTTTTTTACTTAAATCTATCTTAGTAACCTCAGGAACAACATTTCCTTGGCCTTTCATTTTTGAAGTTTTCTTTTTTAATTTAAATTCTCCTTCTGATTTTACTTCTTTTGTTTCTGACATAATATAATATAATAAAAATTAATAATTCCCTATCTCGGGGTAAACTGTTCTAAATCAAAACCGCCTAAGCCGTCATTAGTTGATTCAAAGTTTTTAGGTAGCAGATCGTTTTGTCTTTGATCTATAAGTTCACTCTGTTGAGTGCCTTGCATTTGTAGTCTTTTGTCTTTTCTGTCCTCTATTTGAGCTTCTTTTTGAGAATTAGCTTTAGCATGCATTTCTGCTAGTTTCATTTGATATGAAAACTCTTCAGCCATTAGACCTCTTTTTATTTCAGCCTCTTGCTCCATGCGTTGTATTTCAAACTGAGACTTAGCTTGCTCTATTTGAACAGTAGTTTGAGCTAAAGCTTGTTGTTTTTGAACTTCAGCCTCGGCAGCTTTTTCAGCAGATTCACTATTAGCTTGAGCTTGAGCCTGAATGTTTTCCATCTGTGCAGCTCTTTCAGCCTCTTGATTTTCAGTTTGTCTAAACTTCAAATATGTATTAGCTAGCTTTATGTTTTGTATATCTCTTATATCTATAGCATCTGAAAGTTTTATAGCTCCAGATTGCAATGCTATTTGTATGCTTTTTTCTAATTGGGCTTTATCTTCTTCGTCTGGTTCTAGATCTAAGAATATACCGAAGTCATGTAACGATAGAGTATCTATTTCCTTTAGAGTAGCTACATTAAAAGCATTTATACTATTAAGTAAAGATGCTTTTGTTAATGGAAACTGCAACACATCAGCTACCCTTAAACTTATATTTTCACATGTTCTAATCGTAATATACATTAAAGACTGTAATATATGTCTTGTAGCCGTATTAGAGTTTGCTGCTGCTAGTTTTTGTAGACCTACTAAAGCGTTTTTATCTGGAGAACTTCCATCTCTAGCTTCGTTTAATCCTGTTACATCTCTAATCATTTGCAAGTAGTATTGATACGTTTGTATCATTGCTTGTATTTTAGATATACCAGAAGAACTTTGAAGCTCTTGAATTGGCACTTTACCACGATTAATCTCGCCATCTTGAGTTAATGATCTACCTACTATTGTTCCGGTCTGGAAGTACATATTTAATGCTTCTGCTGGATTATAGTTCGTTCCATTGCCTAAGTCAACTTCAGCTAACCCGTCTACGTCTAAGTAAACTCCATCAGGAACCATACGAGCTAATACTTGCTGTAGCTTTAAATGAGTCAATTGAATCATATCAGCGAAACCTATTGTTCTACTAACTATAGATTCTATACGCCCTTGATACATTCTAGGAGCTGATATACAGTAATTCATATTAACCTTAGTAGTATCAGCGTAAGGTCTTGTCATGTTCTCAGCTAACTTCCACTCTAACATAGTATCTCCCATACCTAAAACTTTCGCTCCAGTATATAATACTTCAATAGATCTAGACACTCTTTCAAAGTTATCACTTGGAGGAGGATTAAATGTGTCTTGCTTTTCTAATGTTTTTTCTAAACCTTGTTCAGTTTGTTTTATTTTAAACACTTGATCGTGATACGTTTTGTATTCAAAAAATAAAACCTGATGTTTCTCTGTATCACTATTTACCTGCCAATCGCTTTGAGCGTAATTCTGTCTACCTGGATACTTCTGTATAGTTTCTAACTCTTCGTTAGTTAGATTAGGAAATAATCTTTTTATTTCAGGCAAAGTTAAAGCTTTAATTTCTCCAACATAATAAATGTCTTCAAAATTAGGATCATCTGTAGCTGAATAAACTAAGTTAGCTGGATCCACGTAGTGAGTTGTTATACCTTCAGAAAGATTAAAGCTAGTTTTACTAGCTGCAATTCCTAAAACGGTAAGGTCATAAGCTAGTCTTTTTTTAATTTCATCAAATTTATTATACTTAAGCACGTTGCTAACAACCTCTTCTTCAGCTATTTCTACACTTAATTTGTAGTTAAGCTGTAGCATTAAGTCTAATTCGTTTTTGTCTCTAGGTATGTTTTCTGGATCAGTAGAAGCATAGAAGTTTTGACCAGTAGCTTGAGATAATCTATCTATAGCTTCTTTGTTTTCTATGTCTCTTAAAGCGTTAGCAGCAAAATCAGTACGTTGCTTTAAAGCAAATGGGTCTGAAGCAAAAGCTTTCATTTCATAACCCTTTTCAGTCATACCATTAACTACTATATCTACAAACTTAGAAAGAACAGGTATTGGCTTCCAGTCTAAATTCAAATAAGACAAATCACCGTTATTAGATAATTCATCTTTATACTTCTGTACAGGTTGTTCACCTCTAGCGTATAATCTTAGTCTATTGAAGTTCTGGAAATTATAGGAAAACCTATCCTGACCACTGTTATTTCTAAACCATTCTTGTTCAATAGCGTTTCCAACAGCTAAACCATATTCAAATGATTTCTTTTCTTCTTCAGGTACCACCTGATCTGGAAAGATGCTATTATTAGTATTGTAGACCATTTATTATATTATTTTTGAATTTTGACCTGAATTGTTATATTTTCTAAAACCTAAAGATACTTTAGATATTACTCTTTGCGCGACAGGCGTGTATCTATGTTTATTACAAGCCATCATAGCTAAACCAGAGCTTATAGATGCATCGTGCTTAGTCCTATTGTTTATATTAAATTTCGCCCAATCTTCTAAAGTTCTTTGAAAGTACATGCTGCCATAACCTTCGTTTAGTAAACCAATGTGGTTTTCTATATAATCCTCTATAGCTGCTGCGTGAGCTTGCTTTATGTCTTCACTTGAGTTAGGTATTCCACCTATCTCTCTTTCTGTTACAGATAATTTATGCATAACCCTATCAGGTCTATTCATAGAGTAACCTCTGTAACCTCTTCTTTTCATATAATATAAGAGTCTTGGCTTGTTGTTCTCTGCTAGTATAGGCATACCATAAAAAACCAAAGCCATTAAAACATCTTCAAAAAATATATCAGCTGTCTGTGGTCTAGCTATATATTCTAAAAAAAATAAGTTAGGCGGTACGTCTTCCATTGAAAACTTAGTTAATCCATGTAAAGATCCTTTAGAACCTTTACCATCAACAGTACCAGATATATCGTAACTATCGCATCCAAAAGCTCCACAGTGCTCATTACCAGGATACTTAACGTTATTTTTTATATTGTATCTATTTTGTAGTGTAACCGGAGGAACCCAGCTAACAAAAAATCTTCCACTTTTACTAGGAACAAACAGCACTCTAGTATCTTTAATCCCACCTTCCCACTGAAAATTACCCTGTGTAACAACATTAGTATTACGTAAGTCTTCATTATAGTCTATTTGCTCGTATATTTTACCTAAGTTAAACAAAGATTCTTTAGCTTCGTCTCTAAAAGCGTGTTTCTCTGTTCTTGGAAACTGTCTATAGTATTCGTTTAAGCCATCTTGGTCGTCGTGTAGTCCATCTACTTCATTTTCCCAATGTGATATAACACCTATATCTATATCTTCACCATCTATACCTTTAATTGGTTTTTTTGGAGTGTCGAATACAGGTATTCCATAAGAATCAATGTATCCTTCGTAATTCCACTCCATAGGTACGAACAAACTATATAATCCTGAGCTAGTCTGTCCGTTGCGGTTTCTTTTTGTGACGTCCGAAGATTCGTATAGTTTTTTAAAATTTGATCCACCTTTGTCTAATGCGTTTGAAGTAGATCCCATCATGCACTTACCTACTATTTTTCTACCTAATCTTAACGTTGTTTTCGTAACCCTCCAGTTGTTGAGGATGTTATCTGGTCTTTCCCATTTACCCGATTCATCGTGGACGAGAAGCTTGAGTTTTTCTCCATCATAGGAGTTGTCCCCTGTATTCTTCCAGTCGATCGTGGTGTCAAGACCCGCCTGTAAATCTTCCGTTGTTTCTTTGATGGAATTACGCGTGAGCCTTTTCGAAGGTACTTTGTATGATAATTCTGTCTTTGGACGTTCCATTCCGTCCTGTATTGGTTTAAAAAAGAAGGGGTAGTTAATCGATATGGGTACAACTTTATCAGTGAACATTTTCTTAGCATCAGCTCCAGACTTGGAGAGTATTCCAAACCTAGCATCTCTTGAAATTGTTGCCTGGTTAACTGTGTCGGATGATGCCATGAAACTAAATCCAGACCGTCTGTTCTTAAGATAGCACATTCCGTAACACCTACTGTCCGATTTACAAGCCTCCCAGAATATGTAGAATAACCTGTTTGACTCGCGAAAATCTGCTGACCCCACGTCAATTTTAGTCCACTGCAGGTACATGTACTGAGAACCAGTAATATAAGTAGGAACGCCGTTGCTATAGAACCAATAGCCTTCTTCGCGACGAACAAACTCTTTGTTAATGTACTCGTACCATTTTTCTTTAAACTCGACTGGTCTTTCGTTCCAATCATAAACTGTTTTTATTTTATTTAATTCAGATGGATATTCTAAAACTTTCCAACGTTGTTCTTCTTTCTTCTTAGAACACTTGTACACGTCTTCAGCCAACGGAAGAGCTATTAATAGATTTTGTATACTATATATCTCTCCTATTTGTCCTGTTTTGCTTATGACAACTATGTCATGCTCTTTATTGTATCCGTATTCCCATTTTTTAAGCCTATTCATTCTACTTAGAACGTTTGACTTTATATGGTCTTCTACTATATGGTATAGATTTTGCTTATACATTATCTAGATCTTCCTTCTGCAAAACCTTTAAACTCTTCGGCTTTAATAGCGCTAGTTTTTGGTTTATCGTTTAAAAGATCTTCTTCTGATTCTATTCTAGCTAATATTTCAAAAGCATCAAATATAGCAAGTTTCTTTGTAGCGGCAGCGTTTTTAAGTCTGTCAGCAGAGATATCATCTTCTGAGTCAACGATCTTTTCTTTTGCCACCTTTATAAGTTCTTCAACTGCTATTTGCCCAGCTTGGATTATATTCAGTTTCGTTTCCTTTATTTTCATATTTAATTAAAATATCATTTGATTCCATGCAATAAAGTATTTCACCATCTATCAAGAACTCAAATTCTCTGTTCTTTTTAAATCCAACTAAATCCCCTTTATTGATTTTAAGAGCTTCTAAGACGTTGTTTCCGTATTTTACTATACCAACGCGCTCTTTTAGTTTGCTTAAGCTAGAGTTGTCCTTATCAACAACTGGCTTGACGAAGCAATAGTCTTTGACTGTCTTCCAGCTGTTATTAACCTGTTTCATGTATATCTGATCTTCAGAAGCAAAATACATATCATCTTTAAAGTATTTTCCGCTATTTACAGATCTACCTTTTTGATTATAATATCTTCTAAATAAATTATGATGCACAATAACTTTATCACCTTTTTTTAGTTCTGTTTCAAACGCTAAAGGCACAGCAACTACTTCTGCTTTTCTATTAACAAATTTATGACTAGAGATACTAGAGTTGATAATTAGCTTTTTATCACCAACGTTCAACTCATTATTATATCTTTCGCCTATCGGTTTTATTATAAACTGATAAATACTATTCATTAGTATTCTAAATCATATTCAACAGATATTGCCATGTTTTTATTAAACTTCTTCCAAGGCAAAATTTCGTTGTTCTTCTTTATATGAATATTGTAAGATTGTTCTTCTTTATCGAACATTATATTACATATAGTGTGTCCGCCGTAAACTTGCTGGCCTACGGCATAATGCATAGCCTCGTTTTTATAGTCAGAACCTATGCTTATTTTTCTTATAACATGGTCCACTATTATTCTTTTTCAATAGTAGTGTAAGTACCATCTTCAATATTGATATTTATAGCACCATAAATATCTTCTAGTTCTTTTTTGTACTTTTCGATATCGTCAACAATCCCAGCGTACTCATGTAGTAAGCTGTGTTTTTGAGTTTCTAAAAAACCAATGTTAGTTAGAGACTTGTTTAAATCTTTTTGGTGCTTTGTAATTACTTCTAATTGCTCGTCTGTAATTTTACTTACTTTTTTACTTTCTACTTTTTTCATTTGATTAAATTTAATTGATTATTGGTTATTGTTATTGTTATTGTTATTTATCTAATAGCTAGCAATCCTGATGCTGGAGTTCCAGCCGCTGCAAGATTAACGCCAGTACATAGTACGTCTAGAAAAGTTCCAGCAGTTACACCTGCAAATTTAACTTCAGTTGAATCATTAAGTAAAGTTAAAGTTATGTCACCTCCAACTCCAACGTATAAAGCCGCTGGGTTTTGTGTAAAATTAGTGCTAGGTAATTCTAAATTAGCAACAGCTGGAGTGTAAGTTATATCTCCACTAAGCGCAGGTTGGTAGTTTGATTCGTAAACATACCAGGCTCCAAAAGCGCCACTTACGTCGTCAGATGTAAATGTTCCCGCGAACACAACTCTTTGCCCTACCTTATCAATAGAAGTAACTACTAAAGTTTGTGGGGTTAAGCTAGCTGGTGGTATTACTGTAAAGTAATCTCCTACTTCGGTTTGGCTATTAACAACGGTGCCTCCACCGTAACTCAAAGTAACAGAAGCCGTATCAGAAGGCCCACCTATATTGTATGCGTCTTCAGTTCCAGATAATATAGATATAGATCCAGAAACGTAACTACCAGTTTGCACAGATCCAACGTTAAACGATGATATTGTAAAACCCGTTGCACTTGCTTCTGTTATTGTTCCAGACGCTCCTTGTAGTCCAAAATCTAAACCTCCATTGTTTGTTGTAAAATTATAATCAAATGAAATAACATCACCTACAGTGTATCCACCAACTGGATTCACACCACCGTTACTGTTATCTAAAGTTATAGTAGAAGCAGTTGTGTTGATGACGGCTCCAACATAAGTTCCGTTATTTCCAAAGCTACTAGATAGCGTTTCATTACTAAATGTAATTGTTTTTCCAGCTGCAGAGTTAGGTCCTTGATCTATTATAGTTATACTTTCTACTGTTCCATCTGCTGCTGAATTTACTTGGTATAGAGCTCCAGATGTAGGTCCTAGAGTGTTTCTAACTGCTGAACCAGTAAATGTTCCGCCGTCTGAATAAACAATAGCACTTGAACTAGCTGGTAAACCTGTTACCGTGCTGGCTAAAGCAGCGTTTGTTAATAATACAGTTTCAGCTTTCAATGTTGAGGCCAATAGAAGATCAACAGCGCTTGTAGTGAATGGTGTTTGATTTGTGTTATACATGTTTTTTTATTTTACCTTGTCTTTTATTTTTTCGTATGTTCTTAGTCCGCCAAGTCCGAGCATTCCCAGCAATACTGTCATTAAATGTTCCATTTGCAATGGTGGTGGCGCGTCTGTTGTTTTTGTTATCCAAATAAATAAATCACGTATAACAAAATTGTAAGCTAATGCAAAACCACATATCCAACCTATAAAAGGTCTCCATCCGGCAACAAATAACGTTCGATGTGAAGCTTCAGCTAGATTTATTTTGGTTTGAAGTTCTATTAATTTTTCAGGATCTAATTCTTTTCCTTTAATTGCTTCTCTTATTTCCCAAGCTAAACCTCCAGCTACAGACTTCCTACCTTCACCTCCCTTTAAAAGACCTAGCAGTACTTTCCACATTATTTTTTAGTTTTAGTGTATGCTTCTTTTTCCCAAGGAAGGTTTTTAGCACCTTCTTTCATTTGAGATCTAGAATATCGTTTTCCTTTCCAATACACATATTTATCATCATAATCAAGATCACCTCTTTTCATTTGATCTATATGAACCTTTTCATGCTCAACAACATCATCTATTTGTTTAGGATCTTTAATATCTTTGTTAATGACTATAGTGCCATTGTTATTAGCTTTACCTAATACACCATCTTCCATGTCTACTTGGTATATAGGAGTATCATTACCAACGTATGGAGCGCCATTCATTTTAAAAGCCATATTTATTTTTTGTAACCGCAAGCTTTCATGTATAGTCCAGATCCGGCTGTTTTAGGACCTAATCCTGAGTTTTCTAATGGAGTTCCATAATTGGTAGGCGCATCATATGTAGCTTGCTTTACTTCTTCTGGTAGCTTATCTTGATCTCCTACTAGAGCTCTTTTAGCCGGTGAATCTTGTTTATAATCTTTATCGGCGCTATGAAGTTGCTTTTTAGCATCAGAAATTAATTCACGATCATGGATCATTTCTTCTTTTCTTGAGTGTCTTGCGTTTCCAGTATAATTACCGTAATGTCCTTTTTCCATTTTTATTTATGTTTATTTAGCATTTCCATCTTTTTCTAGCGGCTTTACCTCTTTCTCCGGTCCAGCCTTTCGATCTAGCACAGAAAGATTTACGACGTTTTGCGTCTTTGCTTCCTGGTTTAACATCTCCAGTTACAGCAGTTTTTAATTTACTACCTGGATTTTCTTTTTTATATTTCTTAACACCGGCACTCGTCATACCAGCTCCTTCTTCTGTAGTTCTAAAGTTTCTACCTTTACCTTTAGTAGTTTTTCTTACTTTTAAGAAAGGTGATTGTGATTGCTCGTATGCCATGTTATAATTATTACTTCTTTTCTTTAAGTTTTACCCACTTAGTTACTGTATACCCGATACTTATAAGTAACAGAATAACTTTTAAGGCCACCTCTATATGCGTCATGCTTATCGCTAATGCTAATGCGTTGGCTGCCAGTAGCTTAATATCTCCTGTTGCCATCTGTTATTTTCCTTTAGCTCTTTGAGTTATAGGCGCGTCGCTATAGCTACAAGGGTATTTAGATACTTCCATACCTGTAATACCAGAACTACTACCTTTGCCCATTGGAAAACCTTCTTTACTTAGCGGTCCGTCCCAAATAGCACTTTCACCAACTCTTCCGTCTAGATCAGGCTTGCTTATAATTGATTTTCTCTTGTCCATATTATTGTTTATTTAGATTTTTTAGGTGTTTTTTTGAATAGAAAATCATGAGGATCTAATTGATCTTTCATGTTTGATGTGTAACTAGATCTACCCATACTTTCAAGTCGTATTTTTTTACCAAAACCTTTACTTGTTTCTATATCACTACCTGGTCCATCATACGGCTTTTCTTTGATGAAAGTTCCTTTTTTGTCAGACTGAACTTGTGTAGCGATATGTGCATCTAATTCAGTTTTATCTAGTAAGTCATCTTGATCAACAAGATCTCCTTTTACATATCTAGCTCCAGGATACTCTCCATCTGGTTTCATCTTAGTAGTTGTTTTACTAGGATGCGTGTGAGCTTGTTTTACTCCGTGACCTTTTGATAATAAAGGTGTTTGTAGTTGCTCAGCAGCTAGTTGCTCAGCAGCTGTTTGAGCTTGACCACCTCCAAATATTTCTTTTTGAACGCCCACGCTTGCTTGGCTACCAAGAGTACCTGGTGCTATTTCGTTTTCATTAAACGTAAAATCTCTGTTTCCTCTTTGAGGTTGTCCGTATGGATCCATAGTATCTCCTATTAGTTTATTTGGTGAACCTTTCATCTGACCGACGGAGCTACTATATGTGTTTAGTAATTCATTATCTCCAAATATTTTTGTAGTTTTAATTTTAGCCGTAGTTGATTTATTTTTTTTATTGTATAAGTCTGCTTTTTCTTTGAAATTGCCAAGAGTAGCTTTACCAAATTCATTTTCCCAAGCACTTAGTTTTTTAGGATTTTTTTTCAACGTGCTTAAACCTTGACTGTACGATGTTGATGGAGTTGAATTGATTGTTGTTTCACTTCTCAAATCACCAGCAGATGCAAAACCTCTTTCAGGAACTTGACCACGATCTGATTTTATAGAACTAGCGATTTCAACTTTTTCTCTAGGTTCTGGTTTTTTGTAGTCGTCCATGTATTTAGTAGCATTATCAGCTAGTCCAGTTATAGCTTGCCCTACTTGTTCTCCAACTGTTTTGGTTATAACTGTGTCAGGTTGCTCATAGGTATCTCCGCCGTAAACTTGTACGCGTAGTGGAGATTTAATTGCAAATGGTGTTTTTGATTTCATACTATCTATTTTTGTCGTTGTTTACGTTTCTTATTGCTGTGATTAATACTTTGTCTGTATATGTTTTACCTTTCATTATACTATTTCTAGAACTAGTTGGGATATCTTCATCACCAAGCATAATACGATACATTCTTGCTATTAGTTGTTTACACTTTAACGAAACTTTGTAGATGTTGTATTTTTGTGTTGTCCTGTTGTAGTTTCTAAAAACTACTACCCAACCGTCTTTTATCAACTTGTTCCAGCGTCTATTGTCCCAACTGTAAGCGTACGTACCGATTTTAAAATCTTGCTTTGTAAACATTCCCATGCAGTCAAAGTATATAAGTAACTCTAAATCAGCATCGTTAAGCTTGTTATTTCTACAAGCCCATCTTCTAACTATACGATAGTGTTTAAGTAGGTTTAAGTCCCTAATGTCACTAGCTTCTAGTTTTCTCACAAAACAACTACAATATCCTGTATTTTAATGACAGTGTATTGCTCTTTATCAAATTCTATTCCATGTCCAGCGTGTCTATCATAATAGATTTCATCACCTTCTTTTAAAGCTTTTATATCATCACTAACTGAATTAATAACGGCTTTAATGTATCTTATATCTTCTCTATCTTTCTTAACCAAAAGTAAACCACCTTTAGTTTTATCGCCCGTAACTTTTACAGGCGTTATAATTATATTATTACCTATTGCTTTCATCGATTCTCAAGTTATTGATTACACAATCAGTTGATAAAATCGTTGTAGCTACGGAAGCTGCGTTACGAAGTGCACTTTTGGTAACTAATAGAGGATCTATAATTCCTTGCTTAATCATATTTACCATATTACCTGTAACCACATTAAGACCTCTACCTTTACTCTTTGGTAATTCATATTCTAATATACCAGCGTTATCTAATATTGTCTTAAAAGGTGCTCTAATCGCTTCTAGTAGCACTTCTTCTCCAGCTGACTTAGCAACTATGTTTTGTGAAGCATTTAGTAATGCAATTCCACCTCCTGGAACAATACCTTCTTTAATCGCAGCCTTAGTAGCACATATAGCATCTTCTACTCGATCTGTTTTTTCTTTTAACTCTATATCAGAATTAGCACCAACTTTAACCACTGCAATCTTAGCTGATAATCTAGCTAATCTCTTTTCTAAGCGTATTACTGCTCCTGGGTTCTGTGTAGTTGATAAATCTTCTTTAATTTGCTCTATGATCTCTAGAATCTCTTCTGATGAATCCTGAACCTGTATAATAGTATCTTTTTCAGTTGTTACTGATCTTATGCAACTACCTAAAAGTTCTGGTTGGATTAAATCCATATCATCGCCGAGATCTTCGTTAATAACAGTTGCTCCTGTTAATAAAGCTAGATCATCTAGTATTTCTCTTTTATTAATACCAAAAGTAGGTGCATTTATAATGTTTACTTTGATATTACCTTTAGTCTTGTTCATAGCTAACGTAGAAACAACTGCTGGTTCTACATCTGCAATAATTAATAGAGGTTTGTCATTTTTAATAACATACTCTAAAACAGACTGTATTTGTCTTACGTTTTCAACAGGTGATTCAATAAGAAGTACCGCAGCGTTTTTTAACTCTGCTGTTCTCTTAACATGGTCAGTCATAAAGTGTTGATTAGTCATACCTTTATCGTATTGAACTCCATCAACTATTTCAACAACTGTATCAGCTTCAGCTGATTGTTCCATCATCACTACTCCTGTATCTCCTACAGCTCTAAACGCATCACCAATAATTTTACCTAGATAAGGATCGTTATTAGTTGATATAGTAGCGATTTGATCAATCATATCGCCTTGAACGCTAGTACTGTTTTTCTCTAGGTATGCTATTACTTTATCAGTTGCTTTTTCAATACCGCTTTTTAAGTCTCTAGAACTTACATCAGCTTGAACTTTCTGAGCTTCCTTTAGTACAGCATAAGCTAGAACTGTTGCGGTAGTTGTACCGTCACCAGCTTCTCTTACTGTTTTACGAGCTGCTTCTTTTAAAAGCGTAGCTCCCATATTTTCTACTGGGTCCAGTAATACTATTGTATCGGCAACTGTCACACCATCTTTGGTGATTAACGGGTTACCTGAACCATCTTCTAGTAGTACACATTTACCGCTAGCGCCTAATGTGGAGCTAACGGCTTTTGTGAGTTTGTTTATTCCTTCAAACACTTTATCTTGAGCTTCTTGCCCAAAAGAAAGATTCTTGACTATTAAGTCTGACATATTTAATTTAATTTAATTTGATTGATTGTAGTAGTGTATCAGAGCTAGTATTATACCAATAAAAGCTATGTATTCAATAGTCTGAACGATGTCTAGCATTATTCAAAGGTTTTGACAACTTTAGGACCATCTAAGAAAGCAGTTTTTCTTTTGTAATGCTCAACTGAAGAATCTATTGCTTCTTCAGCACCTTCAATTGTTTCTCTTCTGGTTACGTCGTGCCAAGTGTCTTTGTCTTTAACATCTTGGTATTCGGTTTGGTAGAATCCATTTGCTAGTTGTACTATCCTCCATTTAGATTTTTCAGATAAGTGTTTCCATAGCTCTATGGTTTCTTGGGTTACTTGTGGTTGACTATTCCACGATTGAGTCTGGTAAAAAAACGTCATTGGTTTTGGTTTTATTGGTTGGTTTACACTTTTGGTTTAATCATAGCTAGTAAACCGTTAACTATGTTTTATATTATCACTTGTTTTTGTTGTTATTTCCAATAATAAAACTTTTAGTAAATTAAATAGGTGGATATAAATTTGGCGCGGGTGCTGTTCCTACACCTAAACCGTAGATATTTGAAGGATTTGTGGTTGGAGCACTCCATGTTATACCGTCAGTTGAAGTAACTACATAATCATTAGAACCTCCAACAGCTATAAAAATCTCCCCGTTCCATGAAACATCGTATAAAAGTTCCTCTCCAGGAGTACCTCTACCTGTCCAATTTATGCCATCTGTAGAAGTGGCTATATTGTTACTTCCATATCCACAAGCAACCCATATTGAACCATTCCAAGCAACACCCAAGCCTCTATCTGTCAATGGAGATGATATAACCGCAGTCCATCCTGACGTTCCAGCTGAATTAGTTGTATAAGCTATTGAAGTTCCTCCACTGCCCGAATAACCAACAGCAACCCACATTGAACCGTTCCAAGCAACATCATTTCCATCATTTGCAAACACCTGCCCCTGCCCGGTCCAAGTTGTTCCATTTGTTGAGGTAGCTATAGTATGGTTACCGCTTCCAACAACTCCACCACCGTTAGATTGAGCTACTACCCAAGTAGATCCGCTCCACGCAGCTTTGTGAATCGTTCCATTTCCACCAGCTGCAGTCCAACTTATACCATCTGTAGACTTGTAAATACCTGGAGCATTAGACCCATAACCACACGCAAGCCAATAAGAACCGTTCCAAGATACTGAGTTTCCCCAAACGTTAAAAATTGCTCCTAATCCTGTCCAATTTATACCATCTGTAGAATAAGCTAGAGAGTTAGTTCCACGCCCAGCAGCAACCCACATTGAACCGTTATAAGCACTTTTATTTCCGTAAATAGAAAAAATGCTATTACCTAATCCAGTCCAATTAATTCCATCTGCAGAAAAAATTAAAGTATTTGATCCACTAGCACCTACTACGATCCCACTGTATGGTACAAAATAAGTAATACCATACCATTTAGTTCCATCGAAGTATTCTACTTTATCTGTAGTAGAGTTGAATATCATTTCACCTACAGATAAACCAGTCATAGCGATTCTTTCTGTAGTTGTCATAACAGGTAGCTGCGTAGCTGAAGTTGAATCTCCTAGATTAAATAATTCAGGGTTTGTTATTTTTGTATTTGCCATGTTTTATTTAATTATGTTGTTCCTGAACCTATAGCGTGTAAATTTGCGACCTCTGTTGAAGTTAAAACAACATCGTATACTTGAATTTTACTAATTTCTCCACTAAAAAACTGCTGATTGCCATCAAGATAAACTCCACTTAATATACTCTGTGTCATATTTCTAGCTGGTGCTCCTGTTTGTGAACCCGTTTGGGTGCCGTCTAAATATATTTTCATATCACCTGTAGATGAAACAGTTCCAACCACATGGTGCCAAGTATTGTTAGTCATAGCAACAGACGATTGAGCAGACACTGATGAACCGTTTAATCTGATTGTAAACACAGGGCTTGCATTAGCATAGTTAACTAAATGAAAATAATTATTATTACTGCCGGAACTATAATAACCTTGACTTATAAAATTATTATAAGTTGAGACATTATTACAATTAACCCATGCGGCGAAAGATGCGTTTGATGTGTTTGTTGAGTAAGAAGTGGTTACCTTAGAACTTGAGCCGTTAAAAGATAGGTATCCGTTACTATAAGTCGTGTTTGATAAAGTTGCGTTATTAGAATTCCCACTTATATCAAACCAAGTGCTTCCAGTTTGCGGGGGTGGATATGAAGTAGCATCACTGGCACTGTAAACTATTTGAGCACCTGCCGGCAATGGATTATCAGCAGACTCTGTAGCTGCAAAATACTGCCACGCAGTTCCGTTGTAATGTGTTAAAGCACTAGCAGAGCTATCTACAGTTTCTTCAGTGTCATTTCTAATCATACCTTGCTCAACAGTTGCTCCAATAGGTTGATTGCTATTATCACCACTTGGTATTTTTAAACCCGGTAAGCTTGTTGCTTTATCAAAGTCTGCTACAGGTGTTGTTACTTTAGTAATTGCCATATTATGCGAATGTTATTGTGCCTGTTCCTGAAGTGAATGTTTCTATTTTGTAACCTAATACAGATGTGGATACAGAGCTAATAAGTGAACCGCCTTTAGCAACAGTGTAGTTTTCTGGGTATCTAAGTATTACAACTCCAGAGCCGCCAGCAGCACCGGTTCCAGTGTTGTTTGCATTATGGCATCCTCCACCACCACCACCGCCTAAACCATTTGTTCCAGCTGTTGGAGGTAGGTTACTTCCGTTAGTATAGGTTCCTCCATTTCCACCACCGCCCGCTCCACCTTGAGGCGTGTTAGGAAAAGCTACCGCAGCGTTCATAGCGCCAGCTCCACCACCAGCGTAGTAAAGGTTGGTTCCTGTTATAGATGATTGAATTCCATCACCACCTTTTCCAACTATAGCTGGATCTGTACCTGAAGATAAACCAGTAGCGCTTGCTCCACCACCTCCACCAGCACAGTAATAAGTACTACTTGTTGATGCAGCACCTGCAAAGCCTTGTATTGGGCTACTAGTTCTAGCTCCTCCAGCATGGATACCACTTCTGCTAGCTCCTCCGCCTGAGCCTCCAGGCCCACCAGCAGCTTCACTACCACCATAACCACCTCCTGTAGCTAGTACACTTGCACGTGCTGGCGTCATATCTAATTCAGAGTTGCCACCGGAGCTTGTTGCACTTCCGCCTAATCCTACTGTTACTTCATAATTAACACCTTGAACTGCTGTTGTTATGGTTGCAGCCACCTGTTGATTTCCACCGCTAATGTTACCAGAGCCAAAAGACGTTAGCATTCCACCGGCACCGCCACCACCTGCATAATAATAGTTTCCACCGCCACCTCCACCAGCAACCACTAAATAGTCAACAGTTAACGGCACAGAAGTAGATCCAGCTTCTTCTAAAAACTGCCAACCAGTAGAAGTACAAACTTCAACTTTGTTTTCAGTTGTATTCTCTCGGATAGAACCAAGGGTAGATGCGTCGCACGTTGGTTGTTGAGCGGTAGTACCTTTAGCTATAACTAAACCTCCGGTATCTTGACTCATATCCACAACGCCAGTTGAAACTTTAGTTAATGCCATTTATTATAGTGTTGGTTTTGTGTCTGGAAAGTCAGAAGTATCAGTCCAATCTCTTAATCTAGCTCTATAATTATAATACAAAGGTCTTTCTGGATGGTCATCTAACATTATTACCCAATCAGTATCTTTTAACTCTTGGTCTCTCCACGCTTTTTCTTCTACTTTCTTTGCTGCAATTTCTTCTTCTGTCATTTGTATTTCTTCACTCATAATAGTATTATTTTAGTTTGATAAATAAAGGTTGTCCTGAACCGCTAGAATCTGTTCTTGCTGTTGAGTCTCCATAGGTTTGGGCGTAATTGTAGAAATTATTACTGTTTGCGTCTTTAACTGTAAAAGTTCCTGACGCATAAGCTACATACTGCGGACTATTAGTTTGTGTAGTTGTTATAATTTCCGCCCCAGTAGCTACTCCCGAAGGAGTGAATTGAATAATACATCCCGACCCATCGTCTTTTCTCCCTGTTATCCAGATATTA